GACGAACAGGTAGGTTTGCTGGCCATCAACGATGTAACCTACCGGCAACCCATCAGAGCCGCTACCGGACGGTTGGGCTTTGCTGATGTGAGGCGATGCGAGGGCATCCGCGAATTCGTCAGGGAAAACTGCGCAGTACAGATCGGCGGCGTCTACACCGTCCATAACAAGCCCCTCGCCAGCAGCGGCATTCAGAGACGTGTGCAGATTGTCGCGCCATTGCGCGGGATCCACCTCTGTAAGCCGTTTAGGAGGGGGTGCTTCAGCTATCACAGACAAAATATTATGATCTTCGTCTTGTCTGGTCACTGCCACTATGCGCTCCCGCCCAGGACTCCAAGATACTACTACATCACCTTCAGGTGTTTTATGACGGAACAACTTATCAGCACCGCTTACAGGTTGCTGGGCCGGTACATGCACCACGAAGCGCGGAGCATCCATCCCGCTAGACGCCAGCGGCAACGTCAGCACGTCCTGGCCCTCAATGTGAACGTGGATTTCCTCGCCCGCGGCAGGCTGCGCCACAGACGCCAGTTCGTTCATGCTCAGAATCTGCCCGCGCCAGTGCAGGGTTTCGCAATCGTCCGGCACGGTGCAGGTGTAGCCGCAGATGGCAGGCTGCGCCTGGGCGTCAGCGAAGGCAAGCGGTCGAGCGCGCAGAGTCAAGCTGTCGCTGCTTTGGTGAACGTCCTGGATGTACGCCTCGATCTGTTCCCGCGTGTCGCAGGTGGTGTATATCTTGCCATCGCGTCGGCCACCGAAATGCACAGCGGCCCACGCCACCGGCTCCGCGCTTGCGGCCGCATTGTTCCGCTCGATCTCACGCCCGGTCTCAATACCGGCATGCCATGCGGCCTGCTCCTCGGGAGTGCAGCCGGTTTCGGGGGCGTTGATGTGTTCGTTGCTCATGATTGGTTCTCCTGTTTCTGTGCGAGTGCGCCGCGCGCAATATTGATCAGCCCCTCAAGTCTGTCTGGATTTGCACCAGTTACAGCCCACAAGAGAAACGCGCTTGCAAACTCACCTAGAGAATCCCGTTCAGCCAGCAGGGCGCGGATGGTTTCGGGGTTGGCGGCGGCGATGTAGTCGGCGTTGGCTTTGCCACAAAAGCCTCGCAGAGTGTTCCATTCTCTGGAATCGAAGTTAATGTGAGCATAACCAGCGTCGTACACCATCTCAGCGCGCCACGGCCCAGTCGTAGGCCCGGCATCCAGCGCCGCCCTCAACTCTGCGTATTTGTCAGCCATGACATTCTTCCTTCTGACGTGTTGCGTAGGAATGTGAACAAGCAGGCGTCTATATATGCCTTGTTGTCCACCGTGAAGTTCAGACAGTTCACCACAAACCATAATCTGGAATGGGCACCGATGGCTATGTGTGGCTTGCCCAAGCGATTCCTGTACTTACTCATATTAACCTGCCATGTTCGCCGCAGCGGTCGGGGGTTGCGGCGGCTTGTTCTCGATAGCTTGGGTACCCGACAGGAATCGGCACCGGGCTGCGTCGAACTCGACTTCACCCTGGGCATACGATACCTTACCCGCAACTGCGAACTTGTTCTTCGGGGTAGACAACCCACGAAGGTATTGCATGTCAGCTCGATCAAGCGAACCAAGCAGCAGGATGATGTCGGTAGCGCCTTGAATGCCGGTCTTGCTGTCCTTCAGGGCAGAGTACGGCGGGAACAGATTGTCGCCACCCTCAGCGGACACCTGCACCGTGGCGATGCCAATGAAGTCGTGCATGACTTGCAGCTCGCGCCAGTATTGCCACGTCTGCTCTACCAAGTCTGCCTTGTTTGCTTGCTTACTGCCTCCCATACGCACGTTCGCGATCATGTCCAGCACCACCACGCAAGGGTTCACGTCCTCAATGATCTGTTCGATCTGGGCCATGCTGGCACCGTGGATGTCCTTGACTCGGATGTACTGCCGGTCAGCGCCTATAGCTTCCTCGTACCTGTGCTCCAGTACACCTTGGTGTGACAGCTCGATAATCTCGGGCAGTGTCATACCGAGTGCAGCTTGGTACAGGCGGGGGATGATACGCTTACCGCTCCCCTCGTTGTTCAACCACAGGATAGGTCGGTCACCTCCGAAGAAGTCCACGCATTGCGGTGCCCAGTCGGTCAGTGTGTCCGCGATCATGGATGTCTTGCCCTTGTCAGGCCGCGCGCCGATTGCCACTGACACGCCGCCCTGTAGGGCTGCGATGTGCTCGGTCAGCAGGGGGATTCGACGCCACTTGATGCCCACATCGTTCTCGACCTCTGACAGAATCTGTGTGACCGGGGTGTTAATCCAGTCCGCAGCTTTTCCATTCGACCGTGAACGCTTCGCCTCTCGTGCCATGACTTCCAGCTCGTGTACCACGTCCACATCACCACCCCGCTCGTACTCGCTGATAATTGCAGCAGCTCGACCAGCGAAGTCCAGCTCGGTCAGCGTAGCCAGGACACCACGCAGGGCCTCGTCGTCTACAGGCTGCGCCAGCATACGACAATAGTGCAGGGTCACTTCTACACTCGCGGGGTCTGCACCTCCACTCCGCAAGCGTACCAGGGACTCCAGGGCCTCAGCCTGGATGAAGTCGTGGTCAGGGTACGTCTGAAAGTACACCGCGAACCATTGAAGCATCACACGGGACTCAGCCGATAGCATGTCTTGTGGGACATGCGATAGCAACTGATTGTACCGTTGTCGATGCGCCAGGGCCTTCAGGATTAACGCATCCGTCACAATGTTCCGCCTCCGTTGTATCGTAAGTGGTTGATGATTTCCCGGACTTCCATGTCCTTGGGGTCGAATCCGTCAGGTGCCGTAGTGTGGGAAACTACAGTTGTCGGTAGCAGCGCCTGTAAACGATGCGCGACAGTCTTGGCTCCCTTTACACCTGCCTTATCACCGTCATAGAACACCACGATACGGTCGAACGGGTCGCGTACCAGCTCGGCCAGCATACTTGACGTGATTCCAGTGCCCAGGGTTGTGCCGATGTAAAGGTCGTTCCAGGGCACGCCACGAGATGCGTGGTTCAATGCCCACCGCACCTTGTACATCGAAAGCAAGTCCTCCGTGATGTAAAGTGTGCCTCGTGACGAGGGCCTGTCGTGTCGAATAGGCTCGACTACCCAGGCTCGCTCCGGGCGGTTGTAGACAATCCACTTGATTGCCGATGCGCCTGTGATGTCACGGCCAAGACAAGCCCCTATGGTATCCTGCCAGGATTCTGGTCGGATGATAAGCCGCTTCCTGCTGGCACTATAACCCCAGGGAGGCAGGTGAAACCCTGCAACTCCCTTACCCAGCAGGAAGCCTTCAAGCTGTCGCCTGCGTATTGGCTCAAGGTCGGACATACTCACGATGTCATGTGGGGTCTCGACCTTGGTAGACTCAGCAGGTGCCCGCTCTGTCAGCTTGACGTGCTCCTTGTGTACTGCGTCACCTGTTTTGCAGGCTTGGCAATACGCCCACCACCGATCACCTTCGTGCCCGATCACAAGGTTAGCCCGCCTGGAACCGTCAGGCTTGTGGAATATCCTGTGCTTCCGGCCAACTGCCAGACGTTGTGCCTCTGGCAGCCAGTCCTCCCGAAGCAGTCTACTCATTCCGCACCCCCGTGATGTAGCGAGCATTCACCCGGCGAATGTCCCTGGCGTCAACTGGCCCGGACATCAGGATGAATGACTCACCGTCGATGCCGATGACGTGCCCGCCACCGGCCACGCCGCGTACGATGTAGCTCAGGTAGTCCCCCACATGAGCCGCCTGTACTGCCTCTACATGGGCCAACTCTGCCAAGGCAGCATCGTATCGGGCCTGCGCCGCGTTCAGTTGCTCGGACGCGGCTTCCAGCTTCTCCCGCAGGAGTGCTTCGCGCCGCTCAAGCATTAGTCAGTGCCCCCTACCTTCAGGTCAGGGTCGTCACCGCCAGCGAAATTCAGCTCGCCTTGGGCGTCATCCTTCACCTCAGCATCCGTAACGTGGGCCTCACGTAGCGCCAGCGGTACAACCTTGACACCGAACCCACCGGACTCTAGGAACTGGGGCAGGGCCTTGGTCACAACGTACCGGATGTTGTCGTGCAGGATACGCTCTGCGAAGTCCTTGTCGTCCGGCAACTCAGACGACAGACGCGCCAGCTTGACATCGCCAGCGGTAAAGGCAAGTTGACGGTACTGCTGGGCAAGGTTGTCGGGGATGGTCACGTTCAGGGTCAGTGCCACGTCGATGTTCAGATTACGCATTATGCTTTCCTCATAGAGTGATAAATCAGTGCCGTGGTCAGCTCCGCAACTCGGGCCTGCACGGTATCCATTACAGCGACCGGATAGCCGCTTTCGTTGATGAAGCGGAACGGTTGCCACAGCCTCATAGCTCAATCCTGTGGTGCGAGAGCCGCTTCCCGGTATCAGTAAGCTCCAGAAAGCCGGAGCCGATGTTAGTCAAGCAAACCTGGAAGGAAAGCACACGGTAGTGCTCAAACTCAGGGAGATGCTCACCCTCGATAGCGTACAGTGTGGTCACCACCGCACTAATAATGAACCGATGGGCAGGTAGCAGCTCGGCATCTTCTACCAGAATCTCCCGCACCACCTCAATCGGGGCACCGCCTGTGCGCAACTCGTACGCGGCATCCAGGTATGGTTGTACCTGGGAGCAGCCCAGTATGCGATCCTCTAGTGGGTGCGCCTGCACTGTCCCGTAGCTAAGTGCGGCGGCCACCAACAGGGCACTACTCGTCAGTGTCGTCTTGATATCCATCATCATTCTCCAGAAGCGCCAGCTCCGCCTGTGCGGCACGACGCAGGTTCGCGTCCTTGACTGCGGCACTATGCCGCTCAATGCTGCGGGCGGTAATGGCCGCCAGCTCGGTGTACAGCGCCTTAATGCGCGCTTCCTCAATACGGTCGTACACGCGGTCTGCAAAGTCCAGCAGCTTGCGGGTAACCTTCAGTGCGATCTTACTCATACGTTCTCCTTCAGTGCGGCACGATTGCCAAGTTGAAACATTGCCCGCTCTTGTCGGGTGTGGTACTGCTTGTCCTCCCGGCCCCGCTTCGCCACCGGCCTGGGGTTCTTACGGTCTCGGGTCTTGGGTGCAGATTCGTGTTTGTTCATAGCTTTCCCCAGATAGGGTACCGCGAATCGTAGTAGTAACGCGCCTTGTGTTTCTCTGCCCGTTCCTGCTGAAATCTGGCCTCTTTCGCCAGCTCATCCCGGTGGCGTCGAACATCCTCCAGAGACTTCTCCAGCTCGACTCGCCGCTCCCGCTGAAGTCTGGCCTCATGCGACATCACATTACGTTGGTCGCGGGCAACCGACAGGGCCTTCTCCAGCTGTGCGATTTTGGCCGCCTGTTCAGCGATCTTTGTGTCCTTGGACTTGTCACATTCCGCAGGTTTAGACTTGGACAGTGTGCCCACCTCCCAGACCAGTCCTGCGTGCTTGGCCTCCAGCGCCTTGAGTTGTGCCTGTATACTATCCACCTTATACACAGTATTGCGGCGGAAGTCCAGAAACTGGTCTACCCAATACTTCAGTGGCTGTTTAATATCCAAGCAGGATTGGTGCTCACCCCGTTTAGTTCC